CCAATCAGTGTCTGGAGGGTGTTCATAATACCGTTTAAGGCATTAGATACCACCGGAGCTAGTTTAGCTAACTGGGCAGTAGCTCCAGTACGAATACTACTTAATCCCTGTCTAGTCCGAGCAGCGGCGGAATCGTATGCGTCAGGGATTGATGGAACATTATTCACGAAGTTTTGAGCCGCATTTGCCTGCCAATCGGCAAACTTTGCCCCGCGTTCTGGCAGTTTTTGAGCAAAGTCCAGCACTCGCTGCCTTCCAGATTCCACCGCTCGTTGCTTCGCATCTGCCAGTTTTTGAGTTACACTAGAGAACATTATACTTATTCCAGATTATTTACGCGCACGACGTTTCTGGCGACGAGTCCGCTTTCGCCGTCCCCCAGTTGCAATAATGTTCTCTACATGCGTATTAATCGGCCGCCAATGATCTAAAAACAGCTTAGCCCTTTCAGGATGCTCTTCTTTTAATTTTGTTAAGGCAGCTACCAATGCCTCCTCAACTTGAGTACCATACTCTTCAATGAGTACCGGAATTTGAGACATAGCCGCATCGCGAGCTGTTTTAGCCGCTGCTTCTTTCAGATTGGCGAACAGTGACATTGTTGTTATCTAAGACTTTATTCATCCTGCTCCCCTGGTACTGTTCGGGTAAAACTGAACTCGGTAGCTACCAGCGACTGCTTCCGAGTATCGATAATGAACTTGACCAAATTTTCGGCATTAAACTCACCGGCTATCCCAAAGTACTGAGTCGCAAGTTCCTTCAGCTCCTTCTGACTTAGAGACCAAGGCTTTACCCATTCGTTCGGACGCTTGAATGAGATGGTGGATCCGTCCTCTTCCAACTTGATCTTCTTGATCGCATTGAACTGAGGATCGCGAATAATAACCGCAATTTCCTGCTCTACCGTCTTACGAGCATCTCGCTTCTCGTATACTTGCTTATTCAAATCACGGATCTCATCATCAATTTGGCGATACTGCTTAATACAGTTCTTGAGATCGTTCATTTTTACTCATCAAATCTAGGATAGAACAATATCCGTTTTCAATATAATGTACTTCGATGCTCGCGAAGTAGAAAACCTGCGCCAGGTTTTCAATAAAGAAAACCCTAAGCTAACGGTTAGACCGGGCGAAGCAGATACCGTCTGGAAAAATATCCAGAGCCGACTTCATGATAAGTGTGACAGATCTACGGAGTGTATGATCTTATCCATGCTTTCTAAACCGAAAGCTCCTTCGTCGTGGAAATCTAATCCCGAAGAATGGCTGTCTTCGCTGGATATTGACGCAGTAGAGAAGCAGTTTAAGAAAGTGTTTACTGAATACTATTACGTCGGTACAGTACCAATAGATTTCGGCAAGCAGTCCAAAACAGGTGCATGTTTAGTGAACTCGTTGTGCTCTTTGGATATTAAGTCAATTTACAATAAAGGTTACCGCCAAATTGGAATTGTTTTTAATACCGATAAGAGCACTGGTCCCGGCGAACACTGGATAGCTTTGTTCTGCGATATTCGACCAGAACTAGAGTTTCCCCGCATCACGTACTTTGATTCGTATGCCCAAAAACCCGAGAAAGAGATCGTGAATTTGATGAAACGGTGGTCAGAAACTTGGGATTCTACAAAAATCCACAAGACTCCAATGAAACTAACCTATAATAAGACCCGGCATCAGTATGAAGATTCAGAGTGTGGTATGTACTGTTTGTACTTCCATTTATGCTGTCTAATGGGAACTCCAATGAAATCTCGTATCCCAGATCAAGTGGTAAGAGGTTTTCGTGGACTCTTGTTTAAAGTATAAATGGAAGGCGAACCTGCTTGGTACAGTTGGTTTAAACTCGGTGCCAAGATTGCTGCTGTTGTACTGATTATTTACGTAGTTACTATGGCGTTTATTACTGCTCCTTAAATAATAATGGAAGTTTACGGATTTTCCTTTGTTATGATATTTCCGGTTATCCTCATCCTTCTGGTAGGTTTGCTTCTTTACATGGCTCTGACACCATCTGAAGTCCAGGCACAGCTCAAAGCCGAACCTACATTTAATGCCTACAATTCGGTAATGGCTCTGGCACCGTTAGGATGCCCCACAACACCATCGTACCGTTTGTGCGATTACTATATGGCCTCTTCGGCATATTCGCTGTTTCCAGGAGCAAAGATTTACGATTATATTTCCGATAATGTGATTCCAATGTTGGTAAAAGCCGGTCCTCGGTTAGTTGAACTGGATATTTACGACGATGGGTCCGGTGGTCCTGTCGTAGGACTCAAGAACCAGAAACTAGGCATTGATTATGCTTACAATACAGTTCCATTTGGGGCATGCTGTGTATCCATCGCCAATACTGCCTTTAACTCAATAGCTTGCCCGGTTTCTTCTGATCCGTTTGTTCTGAGTTTAGTCTTCCATACGACGAACAATAATGTCATGAACGCTTGCGCCGAAGCATTGAAATCGACGTGTCAAAAGTACTTATTAGGACCATCATTCGGATACCAGCGCAAGAACTTGGCGATCGAACCTATTTGCAATCTCCAGTCCAAGCTCATTATTATTTCGGGAGGGGACGTGAAGGGTACGATGATGGAAGAGCTGGTCAATTTATCGTGGGGTACTTCGAACTTACGCCGTCTGACGTATACTCAGGCCGCCCAGACGAACGACAGTGCTGAACTCATCAAGCACAACCGTGATAATATTACGATGGTAGTTCCGGATGTAGGATCAGATTTAGTTAATACAAATTCTCAAATTCTGTTGACATACGGTTGCCAGTGGAACTTGATGAATTATGGTTCAGTGGATAGCGCAATGGAAGTCTATATTGGCGAGTTCCAGGAGAACAGCGTAGTTCTTAAACCCGAACCTCTGCGCGCCATCGTGCCGGAGAAGTACAAGACTCCAGTCATGCCAGACCCGTCAACTTCGTTCCAGCCAATGGCGAAAACATCTCCAGTTTACCAGATCCAAGTCTAACTCGGCAGGTACGAAACAATTCCTTGCGTTAAAATAAAAATGGCGAACAAGTGGCTAGTCCATGTTAAGAAGACGATGAAGCAGATGAAGAGCCGTGGTCAGTACAAGAAGGGCGATGGCCTGAAGAAGGTCATCCTGGCGGCCAAGAAGACCTACTCCAAGAGCAAGAAGGGTGGTGCGGAGTCTGAGTCCGATGAGGAGCATCCTGCCCCTGAGGGTGCGCGCCGCCGCGGACGCAAGAGTGCTCGTAAGACTCGTCGTCTCCGCAAGTAGATGCGATACTCGGTTGGGTTTTGACAAAAAAGATTATAGCTAACATATAAATACAAAATGGGTGGCGGTTTACTACAGCTCGTCGCCTACGGTGCTCAGGACGCATACCTTTCCGGCAATCCCCAGATTACCTTCTGGAAGGGTCTGTTTAAGCGCCACACGAACTTCGCGATGGAGTCGTTCCGTATCAATCTGACTGGCCAGCCTAACTGGGGTGTCAAGCACTCGGCGCTCATCGGTCGTCACGCCGATCTCCTGTACTCCACGTACCTGGAGGTAGTCATGCCGGAGGGACAATCCGTAAATAACGACGGATACCGTCTTGGATACAATCTCATCAAGTACGTTGAGCTGGATATTGGCGGACAGCTCATTGATCGTCTGTACGGCGAGTGGCTCTTCCTCTGGGACTGCCTGAGCTCAGATGTTCAAACTGGAAAGAAGCTATTTGACATGGTAGGCGTTTATAACAGTGAGACATTCACCACTCCTACGTTATCTGCCTGTTCCAACGGTGGTCGCGACAGTGCCGGATTTACTCTGTACATTCCCCTAAACTTCTTCTACACCCGTAATCCCGGTGCTGCGCTACCTCTGATTGCTCTGCAGTACCACGAGGTCAAGATCAATATTGAGTGGAATGATGCCAAGTTCATTGCCGGTGATTTCAACAACGCCAAGCTCCTCAAGCAGCCTATTCAGGCGGCCGTATACATTGATTACATCTACCTCGACACGGAGGAGCGCCGTCGTATGGCACAGAACTCGCACGAGTACCTCATTGAGCAGACGCAGTACAACGAGGAGAAAGGCATTACGTCGGTCAACAATCGTATTGACCTGACCTTCAACCACCCCGTCAAGGAGCTTGTGTGGGTTGTCCAGCCCGAGTACTACACGAACTGCAACCTGGCTACGGCTAAGGGTGAGACTCGTCTCCAGCCATTCACCTACGATGACGAAGTTATCAAGGAGCAGTGGCTACAGATCAATGGCCAAGATCGTCTAGATCGTCGCCCCGGAACGTACTACAATAAGGTTCAGCCATACCAGCACCACACTGGGGGATTTAATGTAGTGCGCGGAGGCAGTGCTGATTTTGAAAAGCAGCGCCAGCCCGGTGCGTACATGTACTCGTTCGCTCTCAAGCCCGAGGAGCACCAGCCTTCTGGCACGTGCAACTTCTCGCGTATTGATACTGCAACGCTTGTATTGAGTGTCAATGGTCAGTGGTGGGATCCTTATGTGGATGATGGAGGAGCAGACGGAACCGTGCGAGATATCGTAATTGGCGAAGATGATGCTTGGAACGTGCGCGTCTACGCCGTGAACTACAACATTCTCCGCGTCATGTCCGGCATGGGCGGTCTAGCGTACTCTAACTAAAGTTAAAGTACCCGAACTCCAACTAAAAAATAGGATTGTTCAACCCCAAATTTTAATTTTTAAAACATAAAGCAGGTCTCAAAACTGAGCTCTACTTTAATCGAATGACATCATTACATCGGACATTGATATAGAACTCTCCTTCTCGCTTTCGCGCTCAATGAGAGCATTAACTGCCCGGCGCTCTTCTTCGAAGATCGCATGATCTTCCTCCGTTCCTTCCGGCAACTTAGTTTCGTCAACCAAGATATCCACAAACCCAGTTCCACAAGGTGGTTTCTGCCCGAACATGATATTGGCCGATACGCCCCGCATATTGTCCGTCTCACCCATCAGAGCAGCATTGAACAGATGCTTGGCCGTCTCTTCGAACGACGACTTGGCCAAGACACCGTTCTCCGTATTACGTGTCATACCCGTACGATCAGCTTTCAGGAAGAAGCCAGGGTACGTCATCGCATCTACTAGCGTAATTAGATGATGGTAGTTAATGTACTCGGTGGTGAACACGCTCTTGAACTCGCGCAATAGAGCAATACGCGCCGCCTCAATTCCAAACACGTTCTTGGTTTCGTGGATATCGTTAGAGAATGAGCGGTGAGGATCAACTCCCGAAACTGTGGATAGATCAAGTAGATTCGTGCCTTCTACATCCAGCACCCACTGAGCGGTAGCCGTGTACCCGCCAGTCTTCTCATCCCACGTCAGTTCATCTTTGATTTCACGAGGGTATACGCGCCCAATACCGTCAATTCCACGCAGGACCGTATCTAGAAGCTTCTCTTCAATGAACCGCAGAGCCAGAACGTTCTTCACTACATCTCCGGCAAACACGATACGCATCACCAGCTTTCCCGGAGCATTGGTATCGGAATGAATGCACTCGAATACTTTCAGAACACGGTTATTCTGGATCTTGGCAGCAATCATCGTCATATCAATGACGTTACGGGACACCATCTCCATATTATCGAACTCCAAGCGCACAACCCAAGGAGATGTACACAGCTGACCGTTCGTTACCGAGAACTTCTGGTATGACTGCAGGATATCGCGATCTTCTTGAACTGCCGTGTTCTCCGATAGCGGGTTGGGATCGTAGTAGATACGCACGGACTTCGTGATGTCCCGTAGCGTAGTTTTTTGGATCTCGCGCTTCTTCATCAGCGCCGAATCCTGCGATCCAGCGATGGACGCGTCCAGATAAATCGTGTTCACGGGAGTCTTAGGGTTCTGTGACGCCCCCAGCAACTCCATAATACGAGGGACTCCTGCCGTAGCGTTCGCGTTGGCAGTACCTGCCGAGTGGAAAGTGTTCAGCGTGAGCTGGGTCGTTGGCTCGCCTACTGACTGGGCAGCAAGAGTACCTACCATCTCGCCGGGATGGACTCGAGACTTCATGTAGCGGAAATGAATATCCTTCAGCATCTCGTCAAACAGCGCTTTCGTCATCCGCATCTTGATAATAGACTTCTTGGGAGCGAAGTGGAAGCGAAGCATGATGTGGAACAGCTTATTGTGCGAGATCCAGGACTCTGAGCAGAACTTGGTGAGTTCGTCTACGACATAAACTGGCGTCAGATCAGTCTTTACCGAATAATCGTTCTTGTACTTGTCCACGATACGCCCAAAATGAACTGGCGTAACTACGGTATCTCCGCGCTGGTACCGGAAAACATTGCGCACGAGCGTATCGCGATCTTCAATAATTTGATCAACCATATCGTGGAACTCTTTGACTTCACCCTTGACGACTGCCGTAATATCATCGGCGGAAATCGCAAAGTCGCGGAAGATCTGTTCCAGCGTCATCTGGGCAAGGAGACACTCTTGCTTCTCTACGCATGTCGAATCAATACCGTCACCGCCGTAATGAAACTGGACAATCGCACCGTTTACATTACGTACCGTACCGTCATACTCTACATGAATATCTTCCATCGTCTTCACCAGTCGGCGTTGAATGTAACCCGAATCTGACGTCTTAACGGCAGTATCAATTAGACCTTCACGACCACCCATAGCGTGGAAGAAGAACTCGGCAGGCCGGATTCCGCCAATAAAGCTGGACTCTACGAATCCGCGGGATTCTAGCCCATCATCGTACCTGCTGAAATGAGGCAGGGTACGATCCTGTAGCGTGTACTGAATACGCTTACCCGATACATTCTGCTGAGACAGAAGAGCCATCATCTGACCAATATTCAGATCAGAACCCTTAGCACCAGACTTAACCATCTGCGACATTCGGTTACCAATATCAAGCGTGGACATTACACGAGAGTAAATCGTGCCGGTCGTCTCGCCGATCACCTTTACGATACGATTCTCCAGCTCCTCGCCGTTATCGCGACCATCGGCATTAGTGAACGTTCCCGAGTGAACCGATGACATAATATCAGCCACCTTCTGCTTGCAATCTGCAATGGTCTTCTTGACGAACTCGTCCGTCTCGGCATTAACGATAAGATCTGAAGGACCCACCGAGAAACCAGCGAACAGATTGTACTTCGTCACGATGTTCTGAATATCGTTAATGAACTGGCCGGCACGCACTGGTCCGAAGTCGTTGAAGATTACGTGAATAGCGCCAGACGATGCGGCACCGTACGCTCCCTTGCCCATGATACCCTTGGTCAGCACGCCGTCTACTACGGTAGCCTGCCCAGACAGATTCATTAGAGGGAACGTCGTGGACATCATCTCCTTGCCGGTAATCATCCGATCCTTGCGGCGGTATGATGATAGCGGCTTCTTCATACGAGCCATGATATTCATCGCAATATGCTCTGGAACTTCCACCGTATCCTGAGATACACGGTACGAACCAGTTAGAGTATCCTGAATAATCTGGATAATCGGCGAGCTAGTACGTGGCGAAATGATTTGGCGAAGTACTGTAGCCAAATACTTCAACTCAGTAGCCGAAGCAATGCTCTGGGGTACGTGCATATTCATCTCGTCGCCATCAAAGTCTGCATTGTAAGGCTTAGTAGCGCTAACATTGAGACGGAAGGTAGAGAAGGGCAGGACACGGACACGATGGCATTCCATGGAAGCCTTGTGGAGGCTTGGCTGACGGTTAAAGAGTACCACGTCGCCATCAATCAGGTGACGGTGTACAACATCTCCGGGCTTCAGATCAACCGTTTCGGGGTTGATGAACTTCAGGTTGATTGGACGGTTATCGTGCTTGATGTACACTGACTTGGCGCCAGGATACCGACCGGGACCATTCCGAACATAAGTCATCAGCCGATCACGGTTGTATGCCGTGACGATCTCGGGGAACGTAAGATTACGCGCAATTTCCTCCGGTACACCTAGCTCATCTACATCGATGTTGGCATCGGGAGTAATGACTGAACGAGCAGAGAAGTCTACGCGCTTACCCATAAGGTTACCGCGCACACGACCAGTCTTTGCCCCCAGACGAGACTTCAGAGTTTTCAGTGGACGACCGGATCTCTGCTGAGCAGGAGGTAGACCCTTGATATCGTTATCTACATACGACGCTACGTCAAACTGTAGAAGAGCCGTATACTTATCAATCATCTCTGCCGAATCACCCTTATCGATCTTGTCCTGCAAGCGCTGGTTATTGCGCACGATGTTGATAAGCACATGCGTCAGGTCATCTTCCATACGCTGGTTATCGTCCATAATAACTGATGGGCGCACGGTCAGTGGCGGTACAGCTAGAACCGTACAGATCATCCAGTCTGGACGACTGAACTTGGAATTGAACCCAATAAGATCTACGTGCTTGGCTGTAATGCGCTGGAAGGTGCGGAGAACCATTTCTGGATGTAGCGGAATCGGCTCGGCCGAATCGTCGTAGGTTTTTGCCTCTAGATTTGCTACTGTTCCCTCTTTTTTAGAGATCTTGTCAATAGCTGGTGAGCCGCAATGAGTACACGCCGACGTCTCCTTTAGGTCTTTCGACTTGTAAGCTGCCGTTCGCTCGCGAATCGCGTTAAACCGATCCATTCCCTTGAGACCATTGAACGTCTCTAGCTCCTGATCTGGTAGGTAAGGATTCGAGCAGTTCAGGCATACGACCTGCAGAACCTTCATGATCGGATCAATGAACTGGTAGAGGTATACTGGACGAGCCAGTGTAATGTGCCCGAAATGACCGGGACACAGGATATTGTTTTGCTTACAGGTTGGGCAAATCTTGCCATTTTCAATCACACCGAATCGCGAATCGAATACGCCTCCGGGTACTGGCTGACTTGCCTGGTAAGTCTTGTCGGTAATTACTTGAACTACACTGCGTTTGGCGATTTCATCGGGGTTTGCAATTCCAAACTGGACACCGATGATAACGTCTCCCATTCTTGTAGTAAGTAGAGTATTGTCTTTAGACCGTTCCATTTTTCATGCCTTGGTAACTTTTAAAGTGAGTTTCCAGAAATCGTCATCGTGTAATATTTCGCGAACTAGCGGTTTCGGGAAATCTAGTTCAAGTAATTCAGTCCATCCTTCAAAATCAGGCCCGAGACGTTGAGCAAATTTCTTTTTGTCTTTAACCTTTATCCGTTTCAAGTCTTGGAAAATACGGTAACAAAAATCTTTGACTAAAGCAGGATCATCACTTTCCTCGCGCAAGATCCGGACAGCCGAATACCACTCTTCCATTACAATTTCGGCTGAAAGAATAATGGGAGGGAAAACTCGGCGTTTACGTTTGAAATCTATTAAGCCGTCCCATAAAGCTGAGAAGAAATGGGACGCTACCTTTATCTACCCCGACGGTCACCAGAAAGTCGTGCCTTTCGGTGCTAAGGGAATGTCCGATTACACCAAGCATAAAGACAAGACTCGTAAGTTGCGATACCTGAAACGTCATTCGGGTATGGGTGAGAGCTGGCAGAAACCCGATACGCCCGGAGCTCTGGCTAAATGGGTTTTGTGGAATAAACCCTCCCTGCGCGCATCCATTGCCGACTACAAGAAACGGTTTAAGCTTGGTTGAAGTAACTAATACGGTGGGGTTCCGGAGCGGTCAAACGGGACAGGCTTAAGATCTGTTAGGTAATCTTTCGTGGGTTCGAATCCCACCCCCATCACCACACCTATAGTTCAGCGGTAGAATGAGGCGCTTCCAACGCCTTGACCCGGGTTCGACTCCCGGTGGGTGTACTTTGAGCCTCCAGACTGAGATTCAAGGTACGTCTTGGCGTTATAATTGAATAAATGGATATACGCAAAAATCACACTTCCTATGACAAGAGAATACCACAGTTCCATTGTCATAAAAAACGAAATCAAATAGTAAAATTAAACACATTTCAAATCAAGAATGGACGAGCCTAAAACACGTCGCGAATTAAAGAAGACTAAGAAAGAGAAGAAGGGCGAGCCGTTCAGCAAGAAACATGTTCGGGCAGTTGAAGCTCTTAAATCAAAGTAAACTCTTTATCACTACACGATGAGTTCTCAGTTTATCCCGATTTTTAGTTCGGAATCCCTGCTTGCTACGCCGGCACGTGACTCCGCGGTACGAAGGTTTATCACATCCACTCGCATGAAAGTTTACTCGCGCAACATATCCGCGGTACGTTGGTAGTTCTGATTTAGCCGTTCTCGATAATGCCGATAAAAGTCCGTACATCCACTTCTGATACTGTTTCTTACTATCCAGCCCTACTGGACGATGAGATACGAGATACGATTTGAACGTTTTTTTCAAAGATTCAAAAGGGTAAACGTCCGCTAAATTCTCAATAAATTCGCGCTGTCTCGCCATATCTTCTGGCGCTGGATCTTCAGGGTAATTGGCCGCTACGGTAAATAAGAAGTCGCGTCCGGGAACTTGGTTAGGTTTCATAGCAAGGTATCTTGCTTTGACGTCCTCAAAGCTCGGATCAGGTCCTGGATTTTGGACTTCAGGGTTATTGGCGCACTGCGACCTCAATTTATGGTTCACCATATTGTGGATCTCGTACAGCCACTTTCCAGCGTCGCCCTTCAAGGGGTGCTGCGCCACAAAATCCTTCGTGGATGCGCGGCAGAACTTACACGGCAGGATCTCCTTCATTTCCAGAAGAACCTGTTGGGGATTCGGACTCAAGAAGGCTATTAAGTGGAACAATTGCCAGCCACTCGGACCCCAATACAAAGTATTGTAGCCCATAACTACTCTTTACCGCAAAAAGAATCTACCCTGAAATATAAAAATGGCAGAGATGACTGTGATGAGTTTTGCGGTAGCGATCTTCCTCGGCTCAGCGGTCAGCCAGTTCTTCAGCACGATTTCCAAGGAGCTCGTTGCCCCAGTCGTCGGCGGTGTGTTCCCTGGTGCTCAGGCCGGGCTAGAGAAGTGGACTGTTCAGGTCGGCCCCGTCAAGCTCGGCCTCGGCGAGGCTCTCAGCGCCACGGTCAACTTTGTAATTGCCATCGTCGTGGTCTACCTGACGCTACCCTACATCCGCACGTACTCTCCCATCCAGGGAGGTCGCCGGTAAATTCTTACGCTAAAGTAAATGAACACTCCGGCACCTTCTCCTCAACAGCAGAAGGGAATTCTTGGAGGACTAACTGATGCGGTATCAGGCGCGTTTGAGACGGCGACAAATGCTGTAGGTTTAAAGAAGGACGACCTCACTCCTCCGGGGGTCGCAGCTGAAGATCCGGGAAAGACTACGACTGGCGGTCGTCGTCGTAAGACTCGTAAGGGAAAGCGTTCCACTCGCCGTACGACTCGCCGTAAGGGAGGTCGTAAAGCTAAAAAGGTGCGCAAGCATTAGGGTCTAGATTAGAATCCGTATGTTATATCTTTTTAGCTTTCAAGTCTGAAGGTTGTCCATCCTCCCTTCATCCACTTTCCATAAGTGGTTTCAACTCGCTTCTCCATATCTGTGGGAGAGAGCTTCAGATCATTATCAACCAACCACTGCTTAAACACACGTTTGAGTGTCGTCTTATCAACAGGCTGCACTTGATCGCCTTCCTGGAACGCCATGAGCTTCTCGTTCATGAACCGGGAGATACCGTCGTTCTCGTCGCGGTACTCCGAAGTATACTGCAGAACAGCCTGAGGTGCCGCCATCTTTCGCAGACCCTTGCCTTCCTTCAGCAGATGTACCAGATAGTTCAGGAACGGCGTTGCCCATTCCTTAGACTGAACTGCGAACTGGATAGACTCGTCCATCGGGAACTCGTTGTTGGCGGTAGGATTGGGCACGAACTTCGACAAGAAGTTAATTACCACCAGTCGTCGCCAAGTACCTCCGTCCGTCGTATTGATTTTTGGCTTGTCGTTACACGCCAAGTGAAACTTCGCCTGCACCTCGAACTCTGTGCCCGACTTGAACAGGTCGCGAGCATACATTTTCTCGCCTGACGTAATCTCTTTCATCAGACCCGTATTCAGGGCAATAGACTCATCAGGCTCCTGCATCGTAACGAAGCGCCGACCTTTCAGTCGAATCACTTCTGGGGCTGCATTGCCCGACCCCTTGCGCTTCTGAGTGAATAGTGAGATAGGAACGGTACATGCATAATCGCCCAATGCTGTCGAGGTCAAGTTCATGATCATTGACTTGCCGTTCGAGCCAGATCCCGTAAGGATATGGAACTTCTGGGCAGTATTGCCACCTACCAGATTGGTCGCCAGATGTTTGAGGAAGTACTCGCGCACAACCCTGTCGGGAAGCACCTGCTTGATAAACGTCTCTACTGCTGGCCACGTATCGTAATCGTAATAATTACGAGCAGGATCGTAATCAATTCCAGTAGAGAATGAGATATAGTCTTCGGGCTTACCGTCACGGAAGTCGAAGTTCATCAAGTCCAGAACGCCGTTATTGAAGGCAATCAGATCCTTGTTTGAATCCAGCTTCTTCGTAAACTCCTCGTCGAAGAACAGCTCGCGGCACTCGCGCATCACATTGTCCTTGAACCGTGTGGTCTTCAGCTTTGTAAAGATTACATTAAACTTGTTACGCTGCGCCTCGAGCTGACAGTAGTCACATACATTACACGCTTCTTTCTTGCTTTCGCCAGAACATTCGGTCAAATTTCGAGCCTCCATTTCCTTTCCGGTATCATTCGTCTTCTTGAGAAACAGGCCGGCAATCTCTTTGGATAGTTTTAGTAGTAAATCTACACCCTTATCTGTCTCGCGCCAGACGTGTCCCGCCCAGCGAAACCATACATTCCTTCCGAAGTCGCAGCACTTGTACAGATCGCGGAACTTGGCGTGAATCACACACGCCATATCATGCTCCGTACCCGAACATGCTGCCAGCACGAGCCGGTCTACGTTATTCTTCTCAATTTCGTCATACCCCGCACGGTTATCTTCACGAGACCAGTATCTTAGCGATCCTTCTTGGCTCCTCTCACCATCAATGCGATACGTAATTGAGTTCCAAGTGTTAATACAGTCTGCCTCGTTAAATTTCTCTTGGTCTTGCTTACTGAAATCAATAAACACTTCAATTAGATCGGGATGAATATTATGTAGGCAAATACCGGTATCAATCCACTTCTTGTAATCCGTCGCACGCTCAGGGTTCAGGTTCATAACATGACTCTTAAGATACTTTTCGCGATCCGCGTCAAGTGGCTGAAACGTCACGCGTCCAGATGGGGATGATGTGCGAGTTCCGGGAGCCGTGCGCTGATGTTGGCGGCCGCGTGAGCTTACAGCAGTGCCTCCAGAGATTCTTACATCGTTCATCTTCTGGTTCCGCATTTCGAATAATTTTGCAGCCTCTTCCGTCATAGAAGTAGGCAACCTCTCGGTAGGACCTAGCGAAATCTTCTGGAAGAGTTCGGCGGATACTTTGAGTGGATGCTCCTCGCAATCACGAATAATATCGACGCCTTCAGAGCTATACTCTACAATATACGTCACTAGGTAGGGAAGAGCATTCTCATCGTTCTTTCGAGAACCGTACATCGTCCAAGGACACTTGCGATTCACAACCTGTTCATCGTAAATCTTGTCCCAGGTATCATCTGTAGGCAAGCCTGTAAAGTACTCGGACATCTTGGGTATAAGCTCGCGACGAACACGCTGCTCTACAGAACAATGGGTTGAAATAGAAGGAACTACAATATGAATACCCGACTTCTTCTTATTCTTCCGGGTATCCAGTGTGGGAATCTCCTTCTCCATAATATACACTTCAACCTTCTCAGGGATTATTAGATTCTTCTTGATTTCGTCAATGTAAGCCTTCACGAAATTACAAACTTGATCCTTGGTGTGCTGATGCGTCTCGATTTCCGGACCATATACAAAATCAAAGTCAATTCGTAGTGGAGATATCTCTGCTGGTTTCTCTGTTAGATAAAGCTTCTCGCCACGGCGGTAAGCTTGAGCGTAAAGCTCATAAAACTTGAGAATGTCATCCTCGCCAATAAAGTACTTTCCCCCGGCTAGGGAGGTATGAGTCCAAATACCATCGGCGCGATGGTTTTGTAGAAACTCTCGTAGAGACCCCTTAGATGCCATTCCGTATGTTGACCTCAGACAACTTTCTGGCCGACGATCCGTTTTAAACGCACCCCAATAAATTCAATAAATGAAGACTATTACTGTCCTTTATGACCTTCATGAAGGCAAGACGATTAATGATATGGGTTATTACTACATCCCAACCGACTGGAACGCACATTCTTACACTGTTCTGTGCCAACCATCACATATTACTTGCGAGTGTCGGTTCAAGTATTCCCAAAGGTTTACTGGCCAAGGCGAAACTTGGGCGAATACCCACGAATACTTGTTCTCATTCTTCACGGAACTTGTGTTTAAGAAAATCGTCAAAGAGTTCAAGCTTGAAAATGAATTTATAGGCGCACAATAAGTATAGGTTAAAGATGGATAAGTTTTGTCCCGTTTGCAAGAGTCTGCTGAATGATTTCGACGAGCGAGTCGTTGAGGGAAGTAAGACTGCTGTTCGCCTATGTTCTCGTTGCGGGTACACCAATCCCATCGACAAGAAGAACCCTCTAGTTTACGAACATATTCTGCGGGAAGACAAGACTACTCGTCTGAGCATGAATCCGAATATCAAGCACGATTTGACTCTTCCCCATTTCGATAATATCGCTTGCTCTAACGAAGTTTGTCCATCTAAGTCCGGAGAGAAGTGGAACGTTGTAGGAATGAAGATCGATGAGAAGCGGCTGATTTGGCTGTATCAGTGCTGTAACTGTGACCGGATGTGGAAACAACCTTCTCGCGCTACTTTATAATGGTGAGTCAGAAAGACAAGTTCTGTAAGTGCGTAAAAGCCGTACGGCGTACTGTTAAACTGAATAAGAAGTACGCAAAGTCAAAGGAAGGAGCGGCGATTGCTATTTGCACTCGCACTATCCTTTTTCCTCGTGGACGTACCATGAAGAAACTGAGGTGTGGAAAGAAAGGCAGGTTAACTACCCAAAAACGAAAAACGGTATAAAGAAAGATAGGTTAGTCATACAATGGAAGAACTACGCTTTAAGTCCCGCATTCTGCACCCCGAAGTCCAGTCTGTCCAGCGCGACAAGGTTGCGGAAACTTTGAAGACGGAGCGTGTCACTGAACCGTATTATACGAAGTACGAGTATACTTGCTTAGTAGCAACTCGTGCCCAGCAGATAGCAGATGGTGCTCGCCCTCTGATATCTTTGGATGG